AAAAATTCTCGCCACGTCAATTGCCAAAACTCGTTAATCGTTAAGCCAACTTCAATAGCGAGAATAATTATTGAGTCCCAACTATAAAACCCTAATTTTTTTTTTCGTCCGTTTCCTTTTCTGGCTTTAAATCTGGAGTCATTGAGTCTTGCATATATTTCATAAACTCAACCAATTGTCCATCTTTTGCCGATAACCCACCAACTTGGTCAATCCATTCGCACACCTCAAATTCATCAAAGTCAATAGGCTTTTTTAAGGTCTTATATCCACTTTCAGCTGCGGCTTGAACAATATGAATGATTGTATCTAAGTCATAAATCCCTCCAGATAAAACCTCAATTAATTCCATTAGATTTTTATTCTCTAATTCGCAAAACCTTTTCATTGCCCAAGTTCCCCACTTTAGGTGGATTGTGTTGTTGTCAGTCTTTAATTCGTACATAGTTTTTTATTTATTATGCTTGCTCTGTTTGAGTAATAGGAGGAACACTTACTACAAAAGTTGCAGTAAATTTAACATCATCTTTATCATCAGCAGTAACACCGAAATCGCTAATAAAAACTAATTGACCAGCACCACCATAGTAAACATCACCTGCTACTGGAGTTGCTTTACCCATCTTAATTGCAAATAAAGTCTTAGCAGCGTGAGCAGCATATAATTGTTGGTAGCTATCTTTAGATGGTGTACCTGTTTCATCAATTGCAAAACCTTCACACTCAAAAGATTGAGAAAAAGAAGGTGCTGGAGTAAACTCGTTGCCACACTTAGATGTTGCATCTATTGTGTCATTAGTTGATGTTAAAGAGTTTGTAGTCAAACAAGCAACAGGCTTGAATGTACCATCATTGTTTATGTCAGCTAAGAGGATATAATCTCTTGCGCTTACTTTTGTTTCTGCCATTTTATTTAATTTTAAATTTGAGTTATTATTATGTTATAAGTTATCAATACTCTAAAAACGTTATCCAAAGGGTTTAAGCCATCTAAATTCCTTATACTTTCTACACTTAAACTTGATGCAGTAAACCCATTTGATAGGGTTATTGTTGTATCCGAGTTTATATCTTCTAATACTAAATCGCTTATTGCTTCAGCACGTTTATATCCAAAGTTAGCATTTTTTGTAATAATATCAACTGTGATGCTAATACTATTTGTGTAACCAGCTTTGCCTTGATCTTGGCTTGATGTCCTTCCTGTCATTACAATATACTCATCACCAGCACCCTCTGGAGCATAACCATCGTAAACAACCAATCCACTTGCACTTGTCAAGTTAGTATAAAACCACTTTTTTATCTCTATATTAGGATTTAACATCTAACAATTTTTTTAGTCTTTGTATTAATTTTGGCTTTTCCGTTTCATACGAAGGTATTAAAAAAGGTTGAGGTCGCATACCTTTTCGCAATATACTCCTTGCAATAATATAGGCTAATCCTTTGTCATTTTTGCCATCTCCAATGCCTTTTCGCTTAACCCACAAAGTCAAAGCATCAACAAAGTCCTTAAATTTACCGCCTTTTTGACCTTTAAATTGTGCTGCATAAGATGTAAAGTCAACTGGAACGCTTACTTGTGGACCAGTTCCAAATTCTACATAAGGAGAATAAGATGCCTTTGATTCAACTCCAAATGTTAATTGGCTTTCTTGTACTAATGCTATTTGATTTCTTAATTGACCAAAATTAACAGGAGCAAGTCTTTTAGCATCTGTTAATATCTTTAAAGCCGAAGCGTTAATCTCATCGCCTACATCTTGCTTTAGTTTTACATCAATGTTTTTTAAAGCATCTTGAATGTCTTTTAGTCCATTTAAGTTTACTGTAAATGCCATTATCTGTAAATTATTAACTCCAAGAACCTATTTTGGTTCTCTACGTTCTTAATTGAATGTATCGTATATCTTGAACCTTCAACATCAACCTCGTAGGAATCGTTTATGTTAACCCCAAAACGAATATAAAGCCTGTTCCTTTGGTCGAATTGTAATTCTGACTCTCCTATCTCACGAACTTGATTATCTGGTCTTAAATCACCCCAAACTGTGCTTTGTAAAGCAAATGTGGTTGTGTATCCACCTTGACCATCACTTGTCCTTGTTGGAGCATAGATTCCAACCTCACGAGTCATCGTGTTGGCATCAACGTAATTTGCTTTCGCTTTTCCTAACTTCATATTATAAAATTGGGGATAATCTTGTCCATCTTTGACACGCTTTCCAAGACTTCTCACAAATACCAGAATCGCCATCTAATCCTCTATTCTCGTAGTCATAAGAGATTTGATCTAATATGGCTAATTTAAGGTCTTTAGGGATAGTTGTGTAACCAGCTTCATAAGTAGCCTTTAAATTGGCATATCTTGGAAATACTAACTTAGGGAACTCATTACCTATTAATTGTAGGTTTGTTCCTGTAATCTCTAATTCGTCTTGCTCCATATCAAATAACTCAAAAGTATCAATATCAACTGGTCCGAATGGAATATCAAAATTGCCACTAATATTATAGAAATATGTAGTTATGTCTTTTGGTATCAAACTCAATCCTGTTGCAACTTCGATAGCTTCTCTTGCTTGTGTAATCATCAAAGTGATTAAAGTATCTTCAGCACTTGTTGTAACACGGCAATACAATTTTGCTTCTGCTAAAGTAACTGGCTCTGTTATTGGTGCGATAGGAACAGCACTAAAATCATTAATATAATTAGAATAAGACATACCCTTTTTTTACAAAATTACTTAATTTATTCCAATAAAAAACCCCCACCGAATTGGTAGGGGTCATTATTTACTAATCCTTTAGAACTATACGTTACCCATATCTGCATAGATAGCAGATGTTGTTAACATTAAGTTGATGTCTTCGTAACACTCAATACGAGCAGTTACCAAGTTCTTTTGGAAGTTTTCGCCATTCTCATAAGAGAACTCGATAGCTAATCCTTCAACTTCAACTCTCTCTAAGTAGCTATTGTCAAAGATTAATACTTTGTCATCAGTTACCCAAGATGCAGAAATTACAGGAACTCCCCAAATTGTGATTCCGCCATTAGGAGAAACTGTAACACTACCAGCACCAGCATAGTAACCAGCAGCAATAGTTGCTTTCAATAAACGACCCATTTGTGTTTCAGATACTAAAGCATAAGAAGGAACAAAATTTGCAGTTTTTTGATTAGCGATATAATCTACTAATTGTAACAAATCGTTAGTTTCAGCAGTTGTAGTTGAACCAGTTGCAGCAGCAGATACAGTAGAGAAAAACGCAGAGTTCTCAGCCTTGAAGAAATCTCTTTGTAACATTCTTGGTAAAGTTTGAGTCATAAAAGGTAATGACTTCAACATTTGCTTAGAGAAAGTTGAGAAACCAGCTAAGTAGTCGTTTACAACTTTAACTTCAGTCAAAGAGTAGTTGTTCTCACCTTTGTTAGAACCTTCAGTTTGAGCAGCGATGTTATTAGTCAAACCGCTATTCTCACGATAGTAAACATAAAGACCGCTTTCGCTTCTTACTGTTGGGATTAAATCTCTAAAATTAATGCTTTGAGAAGGTTGGATAGCTGGATTTGGAGCATAAGATGCTTGAGCATCACCAGTTAAGTTACCAGATAAAGTCATTGTCTTAACGTCAGATAAATCTAAACGGAACTTACCATTGTTCTTTAAAGATTTCTCCATTGCATCAAATTGACCATCTAATTTCTCAAGGATAACCTCATCCATAAACTTTACTTCTTTCTTAGCAGCTTTCTTTTGTGCAGCTAATTGACCATCGATTTGTTTTTGTAACTCGTCTTTTACAACAGTTATTTGTGCAGACACTTCTTTAATTTGTGCTTCTGCGTTAGCTTGAAAACCTTTAAGGTTCTCAGCCATTTCGTTAATTACGTTTTCCATTTTTACTTTTTAAATAGATTGTTAAATTGCTTAATTGCCTTTAATACTTCTTCATTATTCTTTTCTTCAACAACTGGTGTCGGCTCAATTGATGGCTCGGATTGAGTGATTGTTTCAGTAATTTCTAAACTTAATAATTCAGCTTGTATTTGTTTTATTTGAATCTCCATTAAAGCAAAGGTGTCATCTGTGAAACTACCACCTCTAAATGCCTTAATTAAGTTTTCTAATCTTATTGATAAGTTTTCTTTTGTTTCTTTGAACTCACCCTTGAAACCCAATGTTGGTGTTTCTGGATTAGCACCCCAAAGAACCGCAGAACCTTCATATAATTTTAATTCAGTAATTGTACGCACACCA